ATAATGAAGCGCGGCGCGATATTTGGAGAAGTTTTGCGCGATATTTAGCGTAATCCTAGTATTGCACAATACGCAAATGAATTGCGTTATTTAAACTTTATATCCGCGATTACGGCTTAATCGAAAACAGCGTTGCTTCGGTAATATGTCCTTTTGAAGCAAAAGCATCACGCCCAGCATTCACAATCGTTGCAGCAGCCAGCTCATAGCAAAACCAAGAATCAGGCTCTTGCCAATCTCGATCTGGATTAAGAGCAAGCCCAAAAGCACCTGGCCAATCATATTTTTTGCCAACTTGACCGCGCGCCCAGGTAAGCCCGGATTCAGCATCGGAAACTAAATAATCGACGATCTTAACGATGGTTAGTCCGCTTAGCGCATCTTTAGACCGTCGAACCCCATGCAACATGTTCGCTTCAATGAAGTACTCGCCGTCTTTGATCAATGCATGGGATGACAGAGCCAGGGAAAAACGACTGCGTGGCAGAGCCCATCGAATCAACCAAGATCCCGGATTCCATTTCCGCTTGGTGAAAATTACGCGAATAGTGCTGGCCATCGTTTATATGCCAAGAGTAGTGCGCGTTGTGACAACATAAGCACCCCATTCAGCCAAAGCTGCATCCACACCAGCCTGATCAACAGCAGATCGCACGGCTTCTTTCATGGCCAGCCGCTTAGTTCTCAAATTTGCTTGAACAGTTCGCCAACTATCTGCCGTCGCAATAATATCGTCAGCTGCCCATGTCGCTGTTTTATTCTTCGCTGCGGCCCAAGCTTGAACTGATGCAGGCACATTGGAATCAGGATAGCCAGCCGCAGCGAAGGCTTTTGCCTCTGCTTCTGCCAAAGCATATTCTGATTCGCGATTACCGATGACGTCCCTGTATATATCATCAACATCACCGTCTATTTGCTTAAGAGCATCCGCCTTTAATTGAGTAATGGGCGGCTTTGGGAAGCGAAGCGCATTGGCCTCTTCTTCGGATATCGGTATCAACTCTGGCGATATATAATCATCTTGCGAACCGTCATCCTCAAACGCAAACACTTGACCATCTTTATCTTTAAATAATTTCATCACTATTCCTATTGTCTGAGTTCAAACCAGCTGCTGAGCGTTGCGCCGACCGAGCCCGCGATTGCCAGCGAGTACGTTGAGCCTGTCGGGACCGTGATCGAATCCTTCAACTTATATCCTACACCTGCGCTATAGCCCATTGCTGCAGGTTGAGCAGCACCGTTGACGCTAAAGGTTATTGATATAGAACCTGCTGTCGATGTTGAGCTGACGATGTTAGCTGCTACGATGATTGGCTGACCTGTCGAATTCGTGTAAGTTGTAGCAGCAAGACGACTGGCAGTAACGTCTTGCCATGTCTGACCTGCTGTCGGGCTAATGCTTACGACATACCAATATGAACCGGAGGCATCGGCTTCGAGTGTCATCCTGTCACCCGTCTGCAAAACAAATGACGTTAACGACGTAGGCACGTTAATCACGTCAGAACCTTGGCGTTGAACCGTCATCGCCCCAACGTTCATATTGGTAAATTGAATGCGCTGTCCCGCCTTAGTGGCCGACAATAAAGGCAAAATTAAAGTGAACGGGGTTGCTGATGCCCCTATAAGGGATTTGCCCAAGTCGTTAGCAGTCAACGTACGGCCCACGCTAACAGTCTCGAAAATAGACCTCATAGGCTGAATAGGAGTTGCTGGGTTTTGCAGCTCCCATTTATCAAGAGTCAAATCATATTTCAGTTCTAGCCAATGCCCTGCACCGGCAATATCGCCTGCAACAAGCGCCAGACCATTGCCTTTGACGATGGTTTTTGCTGCAATAACACCGTTGGCAGGTGTAAATGTAGGAGTTGCTGAGGTATTTGCTGCTGCTGGGCGGACAAACAGTGTCATGCCATCGGTTAACGCCGTGGCGGCTGGCGTAAATACACCAACCAAGGCATTGGCGGTGCCTGTATTTTCAGCGGTCATCAACTTTCCGCTCTGTATAGCCTTGGCGAGCTGATCGTAGACTTCACCATCCAACGCGATCCCGGCCGCCTCAATGACCGACGCGATCTCTTCCTGAATAGCATTCAGCGATGATGCATTTAACTGCGTCGGAGTGATACCTGATGCCTTATCGCCGTCTTTATAACCGTGTTTCCCTGCACCGAATAAATCGACTGACTTGGTAGATGTGTCTATCCGTTTCATTATTACCCCTTATTGGTAAGCAAATATTGCTGTTGTATGAGCCGGCTCGTACTTGTTTATCCGGCATTCGAGCGCTTCATCACCCCAGCTTTGCAGCGCGGCATTGCAGTCGCTGTTGCAGTCCATCACGAACACCCCGCCCGTAGAAAATGGCAGATTCAGCGTCCAGACGAAAATATCGTCCTCGCTGTAAAGCGAATCGTTGCAGGTATCGTTGCAGGTCATCGGAAAATACTCGTCGATGGTCGCACCGGGATAGCCCATTGTTTCGGCGATGCCGATAAAATAGGCCCTGCTCTGGCCGCCGATCATGGTCAGTTTTGACTCCAAAGCGGCCTGGCGCTGTGCGGCCGTCTGGTCGATAGTGACGCAGGGATCTGGAAGACCGGCGACGCGCTCCCAGTCAGCCAGCAGCTCTATGGTAGTGCGAGGATCGACCTCGTTAACCAGATCCTCGCAGCGTAGATCGACCCTGGCGAATTCATCGGCCCAGGCCAGCAGCAACATCGATAACTTACTGGTTTGCGTTATTGCCCAGGCGCTGCCGCGTGGCATTAATGTCTTCAGCTGGGCCAGATAGTCGGCGGCGGTCATAGCCATGTAATCGCTCCCAGCGTGGCCATATAACCAGTGGCGTGGGTCACATCGGCGGCAGGCGCGGTCATGTTGTAATTAGTTTCGCCAGCGGCCGCGCTAATGGCCGCGCGGATATGCGATAAAAGCAGCGTTCCGCCAGGCTCTGACTCGCGGCTGATCAGGTCGGTTAATTCTGCGGTCACGGCCGCCTTAACAGCCGCCGTATTGGGAGTGACGCCAATGCTAAAAGCCAACGGCGCAGCGATAGGGGCGACCACGTAAGAGCCTTTGGCAGTGACGGGCCTGCGCTCGTCAATATAAGCCTGAACCGTAGCGACTTCTCCAGCGTCAGGAATTAAGCTGGCGTCGTTGTCGCGCACAAAGCGCACTGTCACTGTACCAATGCCTGATTCTTGCGGATAAACCCAAGCGCGAGTGACTCCGGCAACTTCCAGCGCCCAGGCTTCATAGTCGTGTTTGGCTCCGCCATGCGGCGGCTGCTGGATGCGGGCGATAAATCGCGCCCTCAAAGCGTCATCTGTTTCCGCGTCAGCGCCGCCGGACAGAGCGCCGGCCGTCCCTTTTGAAACGACGCCATCAATAGGCGTAGTCAGCGTCAAGGCGTAACCAGTCGCGGCATTGCCGGCCTGCCCCGCATCGACGGCAGTCACTGAAACAACAGCGGTGCCCGCCGCGATATCGACATCGGCATCGACCGTATATAAAGCACCATCAGCGCGTTGCAGCTCGGTCAATGCGGGAATGGTGGCGCCATTGGTGCCGGTCAACGTCACGGTGCCGGTAGCAAAGCTGGAAGGCAAGCGGTAAACCTTCCAGATTGACGCCCAGCGTTCCAAATATTCGGCTTCGGCCGTATCGAAGATGATCTGTACGGCCAGCCATTGGATAAACCCGTACAAGCCGTGAACCGCCGCCGAATGTACCCTTGACAATACATTGAGATTAGAGCGGCGCAAGGTTGCATCGCTGTCCGGCAAGCGCGACTGAATGTCGGCGAACGCGCGGACGATCAGATCGGATAAGGTCGGTCTAGCAAAGGCCATTTTCTATGCGCTCCAAAATTGTTCGAATCTATATTGTTTAACGGGATGCCCAGACCGGGTAATCGACACCCCCAGCGCCAGAATGCCGGAGCGTGGATTGCTGGCGACCACAACAGCCGATTCCGCCACGCTATCATCGACCAGCCATTTCAACGATTCCTCGGCGTATTGCTGGGCGCGAACCAGAACTGATGCCAACTGCTTTTCACGGCTCAACAGCCATAGCCTCGACCCGATCAGATCGCCTTTAACGTCGGCAAAACTGTCGCCCCACCAGCCGCGCCGGTCTTTCGATCCGTCCGGGATGGCATCGTCGGCATTAGCGCGACGATCGGTAAACAGGCTCAAAATCACGGCGGTTTCCAGCCCGTCGTCCTCGGCAAAGCCCAGGCCGTCAAGCGCATAATCGACACCATGCCCAAGGTCGATGAATATGGTTTTTATGTCGGTCATACTGGCACATCCGTTTGACCGGAGCCTGTAGAGACACCGCCGTGCTTATGTGTTTTTAAACTGATCCCATCGGCTATCACATCGCCGCCGGTGACAATCACCTTCGGGCAGTTAACGATATTAATGTCATGCGTTGCGCCGGTGATCACAATGCCAGTGCGAGACAATTTAATGACATGGCCCAGGTCGTCATACAATGCGACTTCCCCGCCTTGCAGATCCTTAAGCCGATAGCGGCGGTCATCGATCGCCAATACCAGGCCGTGGTTCCGGTTGCCGCCGACAAAAACGCCAGCCACTTCGGCCCCGGCGTGGGGCTGGCTGGTCAAACCGTAATTCTGGAAACGCTCCATATCGCGCACCTCGCCGGACAATAGCTTGACCTGCACGCCCTGCATTTTTGCGGCATCGTTGACCAGCGCCAACACCCCGCGCGCAACCATCAGATTGACGCGGCGGGCCAGTGGCGCAGTCAGTTTATTGATAGCACGGATCATGGCTTCCACTCCCATTCCGGCTGGACAATACTGGATTCGTCGCCCTGCGCCTTGCGGATCTTCTTTTCCAGCCTAGTTTGCTTGACTCCTTCGATCATGTCGAACGCATGCGGGTTGGCGACTTGCAGCGTAGTCAACGTGCCGGAATCGTTCAGCGAATAGCTGGCGGATACAATCAGCACATCCAGATCGGCCGACAAAAGCGGCGAAGTCAGCCGAGTGATGGTGTTGGGCGTCCACAGTTGGCCGTCCACACCCCAGTCCTGAACCGTGATAGTGGCTCGGGTACCGCGTCCGCGCCGGACATTGCGCTCCCATTCGGCGCGCTGGCGCAGTGTCGCGTTGCCGTCCTGGTCTTCAGCCATCACGATCAACGGCCGGTACCGGGTAATCCCAGCGTCAAGGACGCTGGCGACTTGATGCGCCACCGTTTCGCCGTAGTTGTCGTCGTCGCCTTTGCTCTGGCCTTTGACGATGTAATCGCTAAACCGGTCCTTCCGGCTGAATTCGCCTTCAGCCGTTAAAATGTTCTCGCCTTCTGTTAATCCGGCAGGCGCTTTAACGGTTCCTGCGCGCGTCAACAGCAGGTTGCCCAGACCGTCCGATACCAACAGCAGCGCCCGCATCCGGGCCGCACGCTCCAGTTCCTCGAACACGCTCGCGCCTTCCTGTATCGCAAACACCGGCAGCGCTGCGCCGGTATCGGCGGCCACAATGACCCGAATGCCGAATGGCGCGCACAGATCGGCGGCGATTTGCTCGATCTTCTTATTGCTCCATTGCCCACTCTTATAGATAGCGGAACAGTCCACCAGGTCGGCGGTCTTGTCGCGGCCGGATATGCTGATGTTGTGCGATTGCTTGTCGTAGCGGGGCTTTACCGTGTCAATGTAGCCGGTAATCACCGTCTGGCCGTTGACCAATACCTCGCATGACTGGCCATCCTTGATTTGCCTGGCCTGCTGGCCTTGGGCGGTATTCCAACGATCAGTCACGGACAACTCGAACGTGCCGGCGATCTGCTCGATGCCGCGCTCAATCGTGACCTCCTCCCATCCGCCGTAATAGTCGCCATTTACCTTGATTTCAACGGTCATAAGGTCGGAACCTCAATCGCACGCCCGCCGGGCACAAAGCCGGGGTGGCGGATCTTGTTCCGGGCGACAATAGCGTCGGCCTGCGCCACGTCGCCATATAAATAATGCGCCACCACCAGCACCGGCTGGGTAGTCGGAACGGGATATTGCGCTGTGCGCGACAAGTCCGCCGCCCTGGCATTAATGTCCTTAATGACGGCCACGCGCAATTGGGTCAGCGCCCTATAAACAGCGTCCGGCGCAGTCTCGGCCAGCGTTTCCAATTGCCCCGCGATTTCATCGCGCAGCGCTAGGGCTTCGTCGTGGCTGGCCGGGGTCACTTTGACCGACGCCCTGGCCGCTTCGATGACCGCCGCCTGCCGGACCAGGCTGATCACGGCAGCCTGGTTGGCGGCCTGTTGTATCCGGCTTGGGGTTGCGATCAGCGTCGGCGCTGCGGCGGTCGGCGGTACCGAATGCGGTACCGGCTTGGCGCTACTGCCAAAACTAAACAGCGATCGCAAGGACGACAAGGCGCCCAATGGGTTGGTTGCGATCGCCGCCAATGACCGGATCTGGCCGAACAGGCCGCTGGCTAAATTGGCCGGAAAGCGCATCAGGCTGGAAACGGTATTGGCAATACCGAACAGCTGCTGGGTAAACTCCGGCAACAGGCTACCATCCATTAAACCGTTGGCGGCATCCATCACGCCGTCCAGCGCTTCGTTAACCGTCGCCAGCGCTTCGGTCGGCACGAAGTCCTGCAAGCCCTCGACGTTAAAAAAATCGGCAAAGCTCGATTCAGTCTCCGCCTGGGCCTCATCGGCGGCGGCCTCGACCGCCGCACCGGTATCTTCACGCGGGGCAGGATTAACGGGTTCGCCGGACTCGGAAAAGGTCATCGAGAACCGGGCCATGCCGCCCTCGGCGGTAGACTCGGACACGCGGGCCGGCGAACTGACTACAACCTGCATGCGGTCCCGGTACGGATGCACCAGCTCGCCGGAACCGAACGCCTCCAAGGCTTCGATCAGCTTGTCGCGACCGGCCATATAGTTCTCGCCGATCACGAAGCCTTCGATCGTGAACTCGCGCGCCTTTCGGCCCAGGTCTTCGGCATACGGCAGGTCGCGCAGCGGGTATTCATGCAACGCATTGCGCCGGCCTACCTGGCCTTCGGTCGAAACCACGCTAAACGACACGCCCCGGAAAGAAGCCGGCATCATCTTATCGCGCCATGTTTGTGCGGCATCGGCCATTACCGAGCTCCCGACATAGTAAGACCGGAATCCACGTTTAAATTCATACGCGGGTCTTTGGTTCTCATGGAGGTGACGGTGACCGGGGAAGGCGCGTCGATCTTAATGTGCAGTTCGCCGCCAGTATCGATTTTGGATTTATGCAGCATGTCATAAATGGCTGTTCCCAGGGTAGCGGATTCCTGCCCCGTTACCGCCTGAATTGTAGAGTCGATCAATTCCTTAGCGACGCCGCCGATCGCCTGGCCCATTTCCCATCCGGAAAATACTGCGCCGGCTGCGCCTAGTGCTTTTCCGGCCCGACCAAGCTTGCTGCCTTTAGCAGATTCCTCGACACTCCCGGGCGTTGCGCCGGTGCCTCCGGCTTTGCTGCCTGGGCCGTTGCCCATTCTTTCTCCGACCGACAGTAGGCCGGCTGGCCAGTTAGTCACCAAGACGCTTTGAACGGATGCCGATGTTGCAGCGCTTGCCAAAGAAGACGCCTCGTCGGCCAGACGGCTTTTACGGTTGTTATTGAATCTGCTCATTAAATATAGAGCTCCGGCCGCTGCCGCGCCTTTGCCGATATCGCCTACATGCTCTGAAGCATAGCCCGCGATATTCCCGGCAACGGTCGAGCTTTTTTGCGCGGGGTCTGATAAAGCCATCTTCTGGATCTGAATCTCGGACGCCATGATTTTTCCGAAGCTGGCGGTTTTTATTTCCGCCAGATCCGCACCTATCCGATCGCCCTTGGCGGCCTGATCGGCGACGCCCATTTGTTTCCGGATCTCACCCGAGTCATTCATCATTTGCAGCCAGAATTTCTTGGCTTCCTGATCCCTGATGCCCGCTTTTTCCAGCTTAAAGATATCGTTAAGCCCTTTCGCCTTCATAACTTCGGCCAACTTTAACAGGCCCTCGACGCCGAACTGGCCTTTGGGGCCATACTGTTTAACGTTGATTCCGACCTTGCGCAAGTCTTTGGCATAGGCGGCGATATGGCCGACGCCCTGCTGGATCAGGGTTGCCACCTGGCTCGGCTCGGTCGCCGGGGCTGATTTCATAATCGATTGAGTCAATGCGCCGGTAAAGTTCCAGCCTTTCATGCCGGAAACGCCGACGCCTTTTAACGCGTTCAGATAAACCGGAGCCAACTGCGCCATAGCGGCAGTTTCAAACCGGCCTTCGTTGCCGTGGTAATAGGCCATGTTATGCGCGGCCTTCATGTCCTTGGCCGATATGTTGAATTTGCTTTGCAGGTCAAAGTCCATGTTGGCGATCTGCTCGACCGTGGATCGCATCACTGTGGCGGATCTTGTTGCCTCGACTATTGACTCTTTTATTTCCTCGAACTTCATGCCTGCCCGTGCGTAGGCTTTTTCGCCCTGAACCACGGCATCGGGAAGCTGCAAGTTGTCAGTGGCTGCTCCCATTGCTAACTGCCGCAATTCAGCTACCTGCCGAATGGTCATCCCCGCGTTTTGCTTCATTTCCAGCAAGTCGCGCTCAAAATTAAGGTTGGTGTTGATGGTTCGCCGTATGGTTTCAAGACCGCCGGCCGCTGCGAACAATTTGGTTGCGGTAGAAAACCCGGCAAAGTCCTGCCTTAACTGCCGGGCTTCTTTTGACATTTTGCCCAGACCTTTAGTTCCTTCGCTGGTAAAACGGCGCATGTCGGCCGCAGCCTTGTCGCCGTTAATGCGTATGAATAATTTAAGGTCTGAGTTCATAGGTGACTATTGCCAGATGGTTAATTGCTTTCTTTCACTTCGGCCGCCGACATCGCCAGCAGCCACAGCCACTGCCCGGTTGTTAGCTCGAAGGCGGGAATACCAAAGCAGTGATAAGCCTTCTCAGCGTTTCTGAATTTAAATCGTTCAAACTCACTGTCTCTGGCGTTTTTTTTAGCGTATCGAACAGCATCTCGAATTCGGCTTCGGCCATGTTGTAACCGGCCACCGGCGAATATTCCTTCTCGAACTCCAGGTATTGCTTAATCAAAAACGCCTTATCTTCCCGATCAAGCGACTTGCGCAACTGCAGTACCGATTCCGTGACCGGATCGCCGCTGCCAGGGATGACCAGCGCCCGCAATAGCAGCTGAATAGTTTTCTCGGACTCGAACAGGTCTGAATTGGCCAAGTTCATATCGTCGATCTTGCGCGCCTTGAAAAAATCGATGACCGCCAGACCGGCTTCCAGATAATCGTTTTCAGACAACAAACGCAGGCCGAATTCGATATCGTTCAGCGCTACGATTTTAATGATCGATTTCCCCGATCTTAGCTTGTCCAATAAGCTCATCAAACCTCCTTGCAATCCATAGCGCCAAACGCTACCTTGACCTCGCCATCCGCCAGGGACAGCGCTTCAAGACAAACCATGCCGGACAACACAAACGATTTGCCGGTGTCGGTGTCGAACGAGCCGGAACCCGCGACAATGGCCTGTATTTCAGCCAGCGATGTGTTGCCGTCGTGAATGATGGTGCATTCCACGCCGGCCGATTCCGTGCTTTCTTTATAACCGGCTGTGCCGTGATCTGCGGCCACCATCTCCCTTTTCACATTGCCGAACTTCAATGTCGCGCCGGATTTTGTCGAAAGCCGTTTCCCGTTAGCGGTGATAAAAACCCGCCCTGTAACTTGGCCCATACTCCCCCCTTATAAAATGAATTGAACAGCCGCCGCGAACACATCAAACTGATTGACGGTATTGGGCGGGATGATCGCGTTAACGCGGTTCTGGTCGCTGGTCGATCTAACGACAATCAGATCCTTGATGAACTGATCGATATCTTCCAGCTGACCGGCCTTTTCCAGTTCCATCGCCGTGGCGATCAGCGTATTTCTTACCAGCTTCGGCGTGGCGATCGGCTGACCTGGCTGGATCTTGCCCAGCACGTCGTCGCCGGCCAGCTTGTGCCGTGGATAATCGCGCAGCACCGCAAAGCGGAACGCATAGCGCATGTAGTCCACCGTCCACTTGGTATTGAGTTTTAAAAGGCTCACATCCTCCATGCCGAAGCTGTTTTGCTGGTAAGTGGTCAAAACCTGCTCGATCATCGCCGCGCCGGATTGGTCGAAGATGATGGTGCTGATGCCGTCATGCATCAGCAGGTTGCGCTCGGTATCGGTAAAGCGCTCGGCCTCGACCGGGGCCAGCACTGAAGGCAAACGGATGGAGCGGAATGGCACCGCCGGATCGTTGGCGCCTGAGAATTCACAGGCCGCGCCGAACTGCGCCGAGATCACCCACGGCAAGGTCGGCGACTTGTTCAAGCCGCTGAACGTGGTGTGCGCGCTGTTCCGTGCCGATCCATAGGTGGCCAAATTGGCGTAAGTGTCGTTTTTATGGCCGAATACATGCCCCGTGCGCATATCCATGCCGCCCCAACGGCTGTGCAGCTCGTTTTCCAACAGCTCGATGTTGGCGGCATCCGTCCAGCCGCACAGGATGGTATATGGGTTCATCGTGGACATGGCGGTTATCGCCGCCGCCACGTCCGGGTTGCCGGTTCCGGCTGTACCGACCGCGAACGCCACGGCCAAGCCTTTGGGCAGGAATTCGCCGCTGTAATAGTTGATGCGGTAATCGATGTCATTACCTTCAATGCCTTTATGCCGGGCGGTAACAGTGACCACGCCCATCGCGCTGGTGGCCGTGACCGCGCCATCCAGATCGGCGTTAATGGCCGCCGCGACAGCAGTCGCAATATCGGTGACTGTGGCCGCCGCCAAAATGCCGACCGTCAACCGCCTTCCGCCTATATATAAGTACAGGGTGCCGGATTCGGTCGGCTCGCCGGTAAAAGTAATCGTCTCGGTCGCCTTAACGCCTGCCACCAGATCATCCAGCGCCAGCGCGTAGCATTCGGTGTACGGGTTGACTTTCAGCGCCGCTTCAATCTGTTGCGCCAGCATCGAGCCGCGACCGAAGTAATTGACGCCGTCTTCCTTGCGGCTGACTCTGGTCAATACACCGGCGGCGACCGTGCCTGTGCTCAGACGCTGGCCCAAGATCAGCATCTTGTGGCTCATGACCGGCAAGCCGCGCACGGCCTTGGTATGGTCGATCTCGATATAAGCGCCGGGCACCCGCCAATCGAGCGGGATGGTTAAAAAGGGGATATTGTCTGGCATGGCTTAACCTTTTGTTTTTTGTTTTTGTTGATCGGCGGCGGGTTCCTGGCCGTCTTCGTCCGCGACTTCTTCGACATCGCCATCATTCTTGCGGCGCAGCCAGTAGCTGGACGCGATAACGGTTTCGCCGTCTTCGTCCAAAAACTGGCCGTTTTCCTTGCGTAACTTCAGGCCGGCTTTCGGCTTTATTTTGGTTGGTTCGCCCAATTTCATATGTGATCTCCAGAAAGTCATCGGCAAACCGCCAGAGCGGTTTGATCTTGGCTATAGTCTAGAGAGTGGGAGATGAAAGCAGTATGCGAAGGGTTTCGCAGCCTGCTTTAGGCAGCAGGCATGGCTTTAGAGGGAGTTATTGAGGTAAAGTCGTGGTGTCGGTTAAATCGGGGGCGCTGGTGGTATGGTCGGCAGGCTCCTGCAGCCATTTTTCATGCTCTACTGAGCCGGCAAACGGTTCTAGGTCATAGTCGGCATGAAAAGTGACGAAATCGCCCATGCCGGTTTCATCGAGCGGCGGCGAATAAATCACGTTGAATTGCAGCTCCACCTCATAAAAGGGGTGACGAGTGCCAAGATCCCCGGTCAAGGTAATTAAGCCGTGTTCTATGCTCCAGTCCGTTCCGCCAGCCAGCAACCGCGGCATCAATAATTCTGCTGCGGCATCCAATTGCATAAAGCCGTCGAAGACATCATCGGTAATGCCTGGCTCATGAACGCCGATGACCAAGCTGACAGCATGCACACCGTATGGTTGATCCAATTTGGATTTAATCGGCACATAACAGATCGACGGATAGTCGTTTGCGCTCTGATTGCGCTTATAGCCGATAATATGTTTTCCAGCCTTGCCATAGCGCTGCTGCCAGTGGGCAGTCAGTAATCCGGCAGACGCTTTGATGTCGGTACGCATTTTAGGCAGAGGCGTAATCATTTAACCGCGTCCTAAAATAACGTTGCCGAATCCGGAACCGGAGGCCACCGCCACGCCCAGCGCCTCGCGGCTGATGGATTTTTCCAGCATATCGATGGTCGTTTTATATTCCCGCGCCTTAGCAATCAGCGGCGAATTCTCGCCGATGGCTCCTTCAATTGAAGAAAACCGGCAAGCGTGGTTAACGGCCAGCTCAGTGAGCAATGCTTGTGGCAGAGTCACCAAGGCGGGATCGATGCCGCGCTCTCGTAAAGCCGCATCCACCGCCACATCCGCTTTTAGCAGGTGGCGCTCTTCAATCGTCAACGCCGGGTCACTCACATCCAGCAAAGTGGCATAGTTAGCCATGATTCGCCGCCTGGGCCAGAACACTGAGCACCTTGTCTTGAATATGGGCTTCCCGGCGGCTGATATCGGCAAAAAAGAACGGATGCGGCTTGCTGCCGGGATGATTGACGCCGCGACGAATAATATAACCACCGCCACTGACTCCAAACCTCAACCCTTTTCGACCGTCCTTTGGCTTAATGACGTGCGGACCGCTGCCGTCCTCGACAAAACCGGCATAGTCGGTATTAGCATAAACAGTTGCCGACCCGTCGCCGTTGCCGTGCCAGTTGGTGTTGCTTTCCAACTGGCCGGTACGGTTAGTAAAGCCTTTGCCGGCATCAATCCAGTCATGCACATCATCGTTATAACACTCGGCAGCGACATTGGCGATCTTCTGCGCCATGCGCGGATCGCCCAATGCCGCCAATACCGAGGGGATATTGCCCAGGTCAAGACTAATATTCAGCACCGCTTAGCCCTCGCTGCTTTCCGATGGATCAATTTCCCAGCCGTGGGCCTGCCAGTGTTCCACTTCATCCGGATGCACGTCGGCTGTTGCGGGGCCGCCCTCGAGCGCTTCCCGACGCATGGCGACGGTCTTAACAGCCTCGTCAATTTCCGGAAGAGGCTTGCCCGATACTTCCGGATCCGTCAGATTACCGGCAGCGATCTGCTCGGCCAGCCAATCCGCTTGGGCTGGGCTGACAAGCGCGCCGCCATTTTGGTCAAACTGGATAACGCCTAGCTCCCCGGCATCAACCGTCTTATCGGGCCAGCCGGCAAATAACAGCGTATCGGTGGCTAGTTTGGTCACTGTCCTTTTCCTCTCCATGGCCTACCCCAATAAGAGCGTAATGTGTTCCGACTTGATTGCTTTCCAGCCCCAGGCAAGCCGTACATGAATAACGTTTTGCAAAAATTGCTTATAAAGCGCAATTTCAAACGTTAAACCGGTCACTGGATCGGTCAGCATGAAAGTATCGACTGCCACGTCGCCGCCTTCGGGCAAGGCAGGCGCGCGTGTTGCCAAAACAATCGCATTGCGATGAAAAGCCAAATTAGCCCGGTAACTATTACCCAGCGCCATGGCGACATCATCGGCCAAAGCTTTACGCAAGCCAGGCTTGTTCAGCGCCAGCGATCCGGCCGACAACGCCGTGCCGACAACGTACTTATCAGTATCGCCGGTAAACGTAACCACATCGCCGGCCAACACAGTACCGGTTCCAGTATCGACAGCGATACCAGAATCGCCGACCGCGTAACCGGCAAGCAAATTGGTTTGGTACGCTGCACCTGTGCCTTTGGCATGAGCCAGCACTTGTGCCGAATTATGCAGAGCAAGCCCCTCAACTTCGGTCAATGTGCCTTTACGCAACAGCTCATCAGTGCCGGCCTCATTAGCCTTGAATAGCCCTGACTGCTTACCGCGAATATTGAACATGCCGGCCGATCCGATTACCAAATGCCGGTCGCCTTTCGGCGCTCCGTTATCGTCCAAAATTTGCTGCACCCCGGCGAAGTCGGTCAAGTCGCCCGCCGTACCGAACGGCGTGGTGCCGGCTGTGCCATAGGCGCGAGATGCAAATTTATAGGCGCCGGCCAGATCGGTTTCGATTTCGTTAGCCAGTTGTCGAAATGCCTGTTCAAACTGTTGCTTCAGGGTATCGTCAAAAGTGCCGGCATTTTTCATACCCAACGTTTGCTCGCCATTCCATCGGATCGGGATATGCTTTGATTTGGTAATCTTAACGCCAACATTACCGACAGTTTGATCCCCGGTGTCGGGCGGAGTAACCCCCGGCGTATTATCGGCAGATGTACCGATACCGGCGACCGGAACCAAAACCTCTTGATCTAACGCCGCGCGCTCAACCATGGAGTTCCGTGATACCGCAGGAATAAAGCCGACCAATTCGCGCGAAACCACATTCAGCGCTGCATACATAGTCGGGATAAGATTGGTTAACGTATTGGCCATTGTATTTGCCTACCTGTAAGTGATGGGATTAAACGACGCTACCGCCGTCTTTAATGAATTTGTCTCTAGCTGCAGCGTCCAGCTTTTCGAATTCCGCTCGGGCAAGCTGCTTGCCGCCGCCGGCATTTTGTGGAGCGCCCGAGCCAGTGCCGCCTTCGGGCTTGGCCAGAAACGGTCTATCAGCTAATAACTGCTTAACTGCCTCGGCAACCGGCTTGCCGTCAATGGTAACGTTGCCGTTGCCATCAACTTGTCCGCGGCCGGCCAGCAGCTCTTTAACCGTGACCGGATCGAGCGCCTGGGTTGAGGCCGCCAGTAGCGCGTTACTAATCGCCGTTTGCTCGTACAGCCCCTTGTATTTTTGTTCGCCGGCCTTATGGGTGTCCGCCAGTTCTTGCAACTTACCTTGCGCTAGAAGATTCGCCTCGGTCAGCGATTTCAAATCGCTATGCCCAGTGGCTTCTTTCAATTGCTTGGCAAACTCCGCTTGTTGGCTTTGCAATGCCTGATTGACTTGCGCCTGCACATCAACCGCCGCCGGAGCTCCGGCGGCGGGGGGAGTGGTCGAGGCTGGATTATTCTGGGGTACAGCTCCGGCGCCTGGTTGATTGGGGTCGGCGTTGCGTAGTGCGTATTTGGTTTTAAACATGCTCGAAATCCTGTGCGATAGGAAAATAAATTTCCAGCACAGGTTAGCGGGCATCATCGTCCGGAGGAATGAGAAGGGCTTCGCAGGGGTGTTTTGAGGGAAGGATAGACCATTGCGAGACTGTCCTCGCAATGGTCAGATGAAATAGTACAGGATGCAGTCGTTGGGCGACACCCGAATACGTTTATAAACGATTTATGAGCCCGTTTAAACCTTGCTACGTACTTTTACTAGGTCGTTATAGTAGCCTAGTTCGTTTTCGGGCCTTAAATCGCCTAAATTTCGAATAAATCCATATTGAGCATCATCGGCTCGACGGCATGAATAATCGTACTGATCTGGCGGTCGGTTAATTTGTATTTGCGCACCAGGTTACCCATGGTAAAACCCGCGAGATGGTCCTGACGGATCATCTCGTTCCTGACCGCCCGGCGGGCGGCTTCGGCCTTGGCGATCGTCAAGGGCTCAGCCCCGCCAAATACTTTACTGAACTGGCACGCCGCAGGATAGCCCAACAACTGGCTCAGAGGATGCTCAGGCGTCATATTGGCCGGTACCGACAGCCGCATGCCGCCGTAAGCGCTCCAGATAAGCCACATGGTGTCGTCGCCGCAGTATTCGGCGATTTCCAGCAAACTGCCGGGCAGCAGGTGGCGGGGCAGCTCGCTCATTGTTCTGCTGCGCTCGCGGTAGGTTTGACGCAACGGGCTTGCCATTTTTTCAGCGCTTCAATGACGCCGGACGCTTGCCTGCTGCTGAGCCATTGCAAGGCGTCGACGCCGGTCAAGCGCTTAACATAGCCCGCCAGACTGGCTTCGGACGGATTGCGCACGATGCCCTGATTATGCATTTCCAGCCACAAGGCACGGATTTTCAGGGACTGGGCATCGTCGGCCAGTTTGCGCTGGGGTTTCTTGGCTCCCGATTTTCTGTTCCCCGACTTGTATTTGACCTTGAAGCCTTTGGTCTTCATGGCCTCGACGGCTTTAAACAGCTGGGTATTGCTCATGGTTGTTGCCGAGTAACGGCCGTCTTTCAGGCCGGCGCCGTGACCGGGTAAAAAGATGCCGTAATAAAATTCGTCGTCGTAGCCTAAATCTTCTTTGCCGACGCGCAGCAGCTTGTAAAAGCGGTTGCGGTCGAAATGATCGAGTCGGTTGTGATGTTGCATGATGTGCCCCCCGGTTATGGTGATGGTGTTGGTTGGTGTTATTCCATGTCCTCTTCGCCCAGTACCTGGCCGTTGCCGTAGTGCAGCATGTAGTCAGCCATGTCATCGCTCATTAGCAAATCGGTTGTAGCCCCGGTAACTGAGCAAGGCGCTAAAGCGGTTTGGGTTTCTTGGGCATTTTTGGGTTTAGGTTGTGCGTAAGCCACTTGCGCAGCGGTTGCGATTAAGGCGATGGTGACCAGTAGGTTTTGCATAATTTGTTCTCTCACAGAGTTAAGATGTTTTTCTAACGGCTCCGGCCCAATTGGACGGCGGTTTGTTCTTGGGTGCTTTTGCGGATTGCTCAACGACAGTTCCAACCGACTGCAAACCGGGTGCTGCGCCATGTTGGCCTCGATTGCGCTGCGCCTCGATCTGTTGAGACTCAGCGGCAGCCAGGTTTTTCTCAACCCGGCCGACCATGATGGATAACAAATAGCCGTTGGATTTCAGCGGCAGCACTAATGACGCCGGCTTGTTGCTGACCAGTTTCATCATTTCACCTTCCCAGGCCTGCATCGGCATCGCGTATTCGACGCCGTTGCGTTTTACCGTGCCGGATTTAATCATCGGCATCAGCTCTTGCGTCAAGGCCAGCCGCCGCGACCAGCGCAGCGCCTGCTTACCGGGCTTAAACAGCTCCAGATAGCGCAGCAGTGCGCCGATCATGCTCGGCGGTACGCTCTGGATCAGCGCCGTCCACTCGTTGCCGGCGGCCAGTTCCATGCCTTGAATGATGTCGATGGCCTTGCCGCAGTAGGGGCAATCGAAGCTACAGCTCATTTGACCTCTCTAATTCATCGGCTTGGCGCTCCAGCGCTTGCGCTTCCGCCAGTTCGTCAGTGCGGGTCTTGCCCTGCGCATATTGTGCCGATTCCCTGATTCGGCTGGCCTGTGCTCTCAACTCGGCCGGCGTGCATGGCAACTCGTTCATAGACCCTCCTGCTCAAACGGCTCGATGACAAAATCTTCAACGCCTTTTTTAATCGACAGCCCGGCAACGCCTGTAATGGCAGCCGGTTCGTTCAAGATCGCTTCTTTGTTCAGTTCTTCTTTGACCCGCACAAAGCGGTTTAGCCCAAACTGTTTCAGCGCCTCAATGACCGACTCAACGCCGCGCGCGGCAACCGATGGCGGTTTTTGTCGCCACATCACCGTCCCGGTCACAAACTGGCCGGATTTGGTTTTGCCGTTCAAGGTCAGCTCGTCCCGGTTGGCCTCGCAATAGCTCTGCACGCCTGCGGTCAACGATTTAACCTCGTCCTGGAGCGGGGTAAATACTGCCGTATAGCGGTCGGTGATGGCCGCTATTTCATCGTTCATCGCCGCCTGGGTGACGGTAATTTCCCGGCTCAAGCGGCCGATGGCGTTGATGTCGGCAGCGCAGTCGTCATGACTTTGCGGCACGGCTATCATCGCCTGTTGTTTAATTCTGGTTTTTTTTGCTGCCATTGTCGTATCTCTCTTGTTAAAAAATCTTATTACCAAAACCGCATCATTAACGGCATCACCATCAGCACCACGGCCAGCAATAGAATCCCGTCCATTACCGCACCGCGCGGCGGTTGCGATGCCCCGGCCAACGGACCACGTTGGACGCGTCCGGATGGCGCATCGGCTTATGCCAGACGACCTTGACGTCATCAATAATTGCCGCATAGGATTTGTAAAACGTCCCGTTCTCCCAGCCCTGGCCGGTATAGGCGGACTGCAACTTACGCGTGGCATAAGACGGCTGCACGATCATGGTGATGCCTCGGCCGATCTGCACCTTGATCAGCGCTAACCCCAGGAACTCCAGTTTTGCCGCCGCCAGGATGATCCGGCGGCGCAGGTCCGGAGCGCAAGGCGCATCGAGTAATTGATAGCTGCTCATGATTAAGCCTCCCGGATTAAATCGCCGCTGACCTTGGCAAAACCCAGTTGGGCGGCCTGATTCAATGCGGCAGTGACTAAGTTGTTGACCATCAACGGATACATCAAGCTGATCGTCTCTCGGGTTTTGGTATTCGATTTGGTAAAGATCAGCTGGGCCCGGATACCATCAATCGCATCGGCCTCAAAGACATTGGCGATATCGGCACCGACGCGATTAAACTTAAAGCGCAAGTAGTCGTCGATCGATGCATCCAGCGGGGCCAGCTCGACCAGCTCGCAGCGCTGCACCACTTCGCGCACCTCCGGCGAGCGCTCGGATAATTTGTTTTTCAGTTCGGTCTGGCCGATCAGGATGATCGACAGCAGCTTTTTAAAGCCGTCTTCCAGCTCCAGGAAGCGCTTTAAGTGCTTCAATGTCTGCGTGCTCAGGGCATGGGCTTCTTCGATAATTAGGCAATGCGCAAATCCTGCACGGCGGCTGTCTTTCAGGATTCGGTGCAGCTGCCGTGATTTTGCTTCCATGGTCCGTTTGGGGTTCTCGTTGGGCGCTACGGTGTTGATGATCGCGTCGATAATGGACGCGGATTTCAGCGTCTTACCTTTGATGTCGTTGTCTTCCATGCCCAGTACGTAGGGCTGGATCAGGATAATTGCCGCGTCCTCGCGGGCAATGCGGTCTTCCAGGTCTTTGCGTAACGTCGATTTGCCCGCGCCGCTTTCGCCGACCACGGCCATAAAGCCGCCGAACTTTGCGGTGCTATACAGGTACTCGCGGACATAGCGCGTGGTCGGGCTGTTGAATACGTCATCCGCTTCGTTGACGTCATCGCTGAACGGATCGCGAAACAGG